TCGAAGACCCGAACAAGCAAGGCGGACTGGATCGCGCTGAAGCTCGGCTGCACGGTGAAGCAAGCCATGAAGTACATCCAGGAGGCGCTCGCTGATGCAGTTGTGGCTGACGTGTCACCCAACAAGCCGGTGAATGCCCTGCGTAAGTATGAGGTGACGATCACTCGCGAGATCGAGCATCGCGCGGTCGTCGAGGTCGAGGCAGAGAATGGGGATGTCGCCAAGCAGATGGCCGTGAACATGGCCGACGAGCTTGGCGGGTATTGGATGGAGGACCACGTCACGTCGGAGACCTTCAAGGTCAAGGAGCAATCGTGAAGGACTACGACGGCTACCACCTCCTGTACGTGGAGGATGACGACAAGGTCCGCGGACCGGTGACACGCGGTCTCAAGATCGGTGGCTACGAGGTGACCTCCGTCCCTGACGTCACGCGTGCTCGCATCGCGCTGGAGACGTTCCAGTTCGATGTTGTGGTGAGCGACTGGGACCTCGGGGATGGAGGCAATGGTGGGCAGGTCTACGAGCTGGCGAAGTCGATGCAGCCAGGCTTGGAGAATCGGTTCCTGTTCGTGTCCGGCACTCAACCCGACGTCGCTGATCACGTGCCTTGGCTGGAGAAGCCGGTGTGGAACAGCAAGATCCTCAAGACGCTGGACGAGCTGCTGGAATCCCGACGTCAGATCCCTGTGCGAGGCTCGGCGTCATGAAGTTCTGGGAGAGGCGAACCTCCGGCCCGATCCAGGCGATCCACCCGTCGACCAACAAGGTCATCGAGGTGGACCCGCAGCGCGATGCCAAGATCAGCTCCGACCTCGACAAGGAGCTGCGTCGCCTGCCAGCCCTCCTGAGCTGGTACATGGCGCTGCGCGACCACGCGGGTGCTCGCCTGCGCGAGGCTATGCACGACGAGCACAACGCGGAGGAGGACCTCTACGGCGAGCTGCGCGAGAAGAACCCGAAGGCCACCGAGACCACCATCAAGATGGCGGTGAAGAAGCAACCGAGGATGCGCAAGGCGTACCGCGAGCGCATGGACGCGGAGACCATGCACCAGAGGCTCAAGAGCGCCGTCGAGGCGATTGCAGAGAAGCGATGGAGCCTGATGGGGCTGACGAAGACTGCGCTGATGGAGCGCGGTACCAAAGATTCGATGTAGGCAACTAAGAGGAGACGACATATGACCAGTGCTAAGAACGGCATCGAGACTGAGGTAGGGATCATCACCCACCTCATCGACGAGAACGCCAGGAAGAGATATGAACGGAAGCGTCGCATCAGCATCGTGAAGCTGACGATGAACGACGGCGAGATGCCGGGCGACTTCGCGAAGCGAATCGGCGCTGCGCTCGAATCGGAACATATCCGCGTCACCACCGCGGTCAGCAACATCGTCTCGGTCCGCGAGCGCATGACGTCGCTAGCCGCTGATCTCCAAGTCGCTGGATTCAAGGACGCGGCGAAGCAGATGGAGCGCATGGCTAAGAACGTCGTGCCATCCAATGATATCGATGACGATGACGATGACGAAATCGAAATGTGATCGACGAGCCGTGTTGGCCTGACGATCCTGAACAAACCTGAACGAAGGAGCTACCTGTGGCGAAGATGAACAAGACGAGCAAGACGAGCAAGAAGAAGCAAGACAACGAGGAAGACCTCGACGACATGCGCGAGGCGTTCCGCAAGCACAAGACCCGCTCGAAGGGCGGAGGTGGCGGCGCGACCGACTGGGACAAGCTCGGCGACGGCAAGAACATGCGGCGCATCCTGCCGCGCCCCGGCGAGCGCAAGTTCTACACGGAGGGCTGGACGCACTTCAACATCGGCCCGAACCAGCGCGCGGTGCGCTGCATCGACGAGGACCACATCAACGAGGAGCGTGGGCTGCCGGAGCCCGGTACGAAGTGTCCGCTGTGCAAGAAGTTCCTCCGCGAGCAGGCCCGCATCAACAGCGAGTACGCGAAGGGTGACCAGGACGGCCGCGACGAGTGGAAGCGGATGAAGGACAAGTACGTCCCGCGCCACCAGTACTACTCGAACGTGCTCGTGCTCGACGACGACGGTGACGCCGAGGTGAAGATCCTCGCGTTCGGCACGCAGGTCTGGAGCCAGCTTCTGAACTACTACGTCGGCGACGACACGGCGATCGGTGACTTCACCGATCCCGAGAGTGGTCGGTGGATGAACATCAAGAAGGAGAAGAAGGGTGGTCGCGACCGTCGCAACATCGAGTACAAGGTGTTCCCGGCGGACAAGATCACGGACATCTCCGACGCATGGGACGACATCAAGGAGGCGCTCCACGACCTCGAACAAGCGCCCGGCAAGGCGTACTCGAAGGAGGAGGTCATCGCCATCATGAAGGGCATCGACCTCAACAAGGGCTCCGACGACGGTGACGATGACGATGAGGACAGCGACGATGATTCGAGCAACAGCGGAAGCAAGAAGCGCCGCACGCGTAGCGACGACGACGAGGACGAGGACTCCGATGACGACGAGGACGAGCCGGTGAAGGTCAAGAAGTCCAAGCTCGCCTCCAAGCGGAACCAGAAGGGCGATCGCTGGTAGCCATGCCAAAAGCCAAGCCCAAGACCAGGGACCAGGAGATCCGCGCGATGCGCATTGCTCACAGCAAGCTGTCTGTGACGGTGGTGGAGCCTCCGAAGGTCGACAAGGCGAAGGACAAGAAGCTCGCCGTCCTCTTCGACAAGCTGAAGAAGAAGTACAAGGACGACGTCTTCACCACGATCGCCAGCGGCTCTCGCGCGACGAACATCAGCGTCGTGCCGAGCGGCTGGCAGGAGATGGACGACCTCATCACCGGCGAGACCGACTCGGAAGCTCGCACGGTCCCTGGTTCTGGGCTCGGCTGGCCGCGTGGGCGCATCATCGAGATCTTCGGAGAGGAGAGCGTCGGCAAGACCAGCATGGCGCTCCAGATCGTCGCGGCCTTCCAGAAGGCAGGCCACACGTGCGCGTACGTGGACGCCGAGCACGCGCTCGACGTCCGGTACGCGAAGAAGCTGGGCGTCGACCTGTCGACGCTCAAGCTCTCCCAGCCGGACTCCGGCGGTGAGCGTGCGTTGACGGTGGTCAACTCGTTGGCCGACAGCGGCCTGTTCGGGTGCATCGTGGTCGACTCGGTGTCCGCGCTCGTGCCGGAGGCGGAGATGGAGGCCGGCGTGGACTTCGAGGAGAACCAGCAGCCGGCACGACAGGCCGCGCTGATGTCTCGTGCCCTCCGCGTGCTCACCGGTACCGTCGCGAAGCGCGACGTGCTCCTGGTCTTCATCAACCAGATCCGGATCAAGATCGGCGTCCGGTTCGGGAACCCGAAGACAACGTCGGGTGGTCAGGCGCTCAAGTTCTACGCGAGCGTCAGGTTCGAGCTGACGAACATGAAGACCCAACGCAAGGGTGACCGTGTGACCGGCCGGCGCATCCGGGTGCGTACGGTGAAGAACAAGGTGGCTCCTCCGTTCCGCGACGTCTACTGCGACCTACAGCCGAACCGCGGGTTCGCGAAGGTCTACGGCGACCCGGACTTCGGTGGCGCCGATGACTGACGGAGGCGTCTATGTCGCGGTCACGCTGCTCGTGCTTATGTCGTCGCTGGTGCTGCGTCCACACGCTGGTCGATGCCCAGATCGATGGCACAACGAGGGCGTCAGGCGAGACGGCAGCTACAGCTGCAGGAGAGACACCGCAGACGGCCCATTCCAGCCCGGAGAGATCTTCGGAGTCATCTACTGCAACGATCGAGACCGACCCGTGGTAGTCGACCAACGCACTATCATGTGCAGGATGGTGCCCTGATGCGCCACCTGATCGTCACCGACAGCGACATCATCGAGTCGATCGGGTTCGACAACAACACCTACAAGGGCATCCAGTTCGGTGCGATGGAAGTGGTGTTCAAGTCGACACCCGAGATCGTCTACCGCTACGAGAACGTGCCGATCGCTGCCTTCGCTCTCGTCATCACAGCCCCGAGCATCGGGAAGGCATTCCACGAGCGCTTCAGGAAGACGAAGTTTCCGTTCACCAAGAGCGAGCGTCAGAAACCGATGCTCAAGAAGTAGAGGAGGATCAAGATGAAGTTCTACGTTGCGCACCGGACAGACGTCGACCCGCCGATCAAGATCGCCGGCAGCTCGAAGTCGCTGCTCAAGGACCAGATGAAGGAGTGCGGAGACGGCACGGAGTTCACCCTCGTGCTCCACGACGTCAAGCCGAACCTGGCGAACTTTTGCCAGGCCATCATGGACGTGACCGAGTTGGACGCGGTCGAGGCAACCGACTACGTCATCAGCCACGGTCAAGTACGCGAGGTGAAGTGATGGCGAAGAAGAGGTGGCCGAAGACACTCCTCGCGTTGCGCGTGGACGACGACTTCATCGGTGTGTCTGAGATCTCCGAGGAGTACGCCGACGAACCGATCGGAGTCTACGAGCTGATCGCGGTCGGCAAGTTATCGGTGGAGAAGCAGGTCGAAGCGAAGCCGGTGAAGAAGAGGGTGGTGGGTTACGAATTGTTCCTCCTCAATCGCACGGTCCCGGAAATGCTGTCGGTGCTCGTGGTGCGCCATCGGAAGGCGACGGGCGCTGGAACGAGCTTCGTTGACACTCATGCGAGCATCTCAGGACCTGCAGAAGGGTGGCGACGGTAGCGTGCCGATGGAGCCTCCGAGAGAGCGCACGGTGCGCGAGCTGGCTCAGGATTATATCGCGCAAACGTCATGGGTTGGTGACGACGTTGATGATCGGAAGGTTATTGCGTTCGAAGCTGGGTATGCCGCGGCGGTGAACCGGAGGGCAGGATGAAGATAGCGATCTTCTCCGATGCTCACGTGCACGCGTGGGCCGAGCACTCCCACGACGATGGCGGAGTGCCGAGCCGGTTGAAGCACAACCTCTCGGTGCTGCAGCAGGTCCGCGCGCACTGCGTGGTGAACGGGATCAAGCTCGTCCTCTTCGGCGGAGACCTGTTCCACAAGCGCGGCGTGCTCTACACGCTGCCGTACAACCTCGTCGTCGCGGAGCTGGCACAGTGGAAGCGTGCCGGCCTCACGTTGCTCGCTAACGTCGGCAACCACGACTCCGCCGATCGCAAGGGCAAGATCCACTCGTTGCAGGCGCTGGAGAGCGCGGAGCTGCTCCGCACGGTCGACGATGACGGGTGGGCGAACTGGCACATCGAGGGCGAGGACGGCACGGAGGTCGTCATCACCGCGGTGTCGTACTGCCCGGACGCCGACACCCTGCGTCGGCGGACCGACATCGCGCTCGCGATGCGCGAGCAGGAGAAGGGCCGCGGTGTCGTCCTGACGATCGGCCTGTTTCATCACGGCTTCCGCGGTGCTCGTGTCGGCACGTCACTGGAGTACGTCGTCAAGGAGGACGCCGACGCGGACCTATATGCGAAGTCATTCGACTGGATGCTGTCCGGGCACTACCACGCGCACCAGGAGATCGGCACCAGAGGCAACGCGTGGTACGTCGGCTCGCCGATGGAGTTCGTGCGCGGTGAGACCTCACCGAAGGGCTTCCTCGTGCTCGACACCGGCAAGCTCTGCAAGGTCAAGCGCGTCACTCTCGACCTGCCACGCTTCGTGAAGCTCACGCCCGAGCAGATCGTGGACGAAGACTTCGACATGCGAGAGCACGTGAAGGGCAACTTCGTCGACGTCGTGTTCGACGAGCTGCCGATGCCGTGGGAATCGATCGAGGGTGTGCTGCGCGGACTCGGTGCGCTCGGCACGCGCGCGTGCCCGACTCAGGCCGCGACACTACCGAAGTCGTCGCGTCTGCAGGTCGATCTCACGATGGGAGACCGTCAGCTCCTGGAGAAGTACCTGGAGCACATCGCCGTGGATCCATCAGAGCGCGAGGACCTCCTGCGTGTCGGGCTCAGCCTGATCGAGGAGGCAACGAAGTGAAGAAGAAAACTTTCCCGTGCAGTCCTGGCATGAAGGGCATGCATCGCTACCGCCGCGGCGCCTGCACGTATTGCCACAAGCCTGACGACAAGGGCGCGAGCAAGCTCCACGAGACCGCTGCGCTGCTGCGTGGCGCCGCGAAGACGCTGACCCTCTGGTTGGCCGACCACATCGCGGTGATGGCCCCAAACGAGTCAGACGCGGTCTGGAAGCAGATCAAGGAGTGCAACCGTGTCGCGGGTGCGAAGCTCCGTATGGCGCGCATCAGAGCCGAGCGCGCAGCAGAGAGGAGAACATAGTGGACGAGAAGCAACAACTGGCGCTGGCCCGCGTGGCGGCGCTCTACCCGATCCTCCATGTCATGGTCAACGCGCTCAAGCTGGAGCACCCAGGTGAGATCCGCATGGCCATCATCAGCAAGGCGCCCGATGGTACCGGGCACGTCGGACCGTCGTGGGAGATCGACCAGTTCCTCGAAGACATCAAAATCCTGGCAGGAGAGTAGGAGACCCCATGGCGTACAAGAGCGTTCGATTGCTGGTCGAGGCCATCCACACCGAGATGGGTGTCCTGAAGAAGTACCTGAGCACGATAGAGCCGATGACTCCTGCCAACGACGAGGCGCAGGACTCGTGGATCGAGCTGCGCAAGCTGTTCGACGAGATGGCCGCGTTCGCGGACCGGCCGACGCTCGAAGACGTCGTGAAGCTCTCGCCGACCGACTACGTCGCGACGATGAAGCCGCTCGTCGGCAACTACCACCGCCAGCTCATGACCGCAGACCAACTCACGGCGTGCCTGTGCGAGGACCTCCAGGCGACCGGAACGCTGCTGGTCTTGATCGGTGACGGCAAAATCGTCATCCGATCAGCTCATGACCCGGACCGACCAGATGTCGCCATCGCCATCGAGGCCATGATCGAGACGCTCGATCACGGCCTGAAGCAGGTCGTCGAGGAAGGCGTCACCGAGGCGGAGAAGAAGCTCGGACTTGCGGACCAGCCCATCGACCAACCCGATGATCGACCTCTTCGCGTGAAGTATGCTGACCGGATCATTCAGGACGATTTCGAGCGCAACGCCAGGGCAGAGCTGGTGATCGACTGCGACGACATCGTCGTCAAGGACCGCAACGGCGAGGTCGGGCGCAAGGCGACGCAGGAGGAGATCGACAGCTGCATCACCGTCAAAGACCCCGGCTCCGGCGTCGGCTACGAGGACGAGCTGTGACGACTCTCGGTGATGACCTGCCACGAGAGATCGCGCGCGTCCGCGACGTGCTGATTCCCGCTTACATGGAGTGCGGTCCAGGTGCCATGTTCACGGTGGCTCTGATGCGCTACGACCTCGATGCGGCGAGCAAGGCGATGATCGAGGGTGACGTCGTCGCGATGGTCCGCATCTACCAGAAGCTCAAGGAGTGGAAGCTGTGACGATGGAAGAAGCGATCGACGCCGTTGAGGCGGCGAAGCGCAAGGCGCACGCTGCCGCTCGCAAGTTCTACGGGCCAAACATGACCGGCCCGACGGGTGGGATGGTCGACAGCGCACGCCTCGTCGTCATCGAGACGATGCTCGCGCACCTGTGCGCGGAACGCTCGTCGTACGTCGGCAATCAACCCAACGTGGTGGCCGCGCTGGAGCTGCGCGACTACTGGGAAGCCGTCGCCGAGGAGGTCGCGAAGCGATGAGCAAGTTGTATGACAGCTTCAAGGACGGTGACCTCCGCACGGTCGTGAGGAGGTTCGACAAGGGCGCGACGCTCCGCATGGCCGACAGCAACATCGTTATGAAGTCCGACGTCAAGATGAAGGTCACCGAGCAGTACAGCGCGGTGCAAAACGTGTGGGTCCCATGCAAGTACTTCCTGAACGACATGGTCGAGGTGACCTACGAGGAAACGCGACCACCTCCGACCCACATGCCTGGTGCTGGCGAGCCACAGATCCCAGAAGCGCGGACGCGCCCTGCTTCTCTGTGGCACCGCTTTTTGAGGTGGTTCGACATGGATTGATTTCTTGGCGGCCCGCTCGGTAGTTGCATGAGCAGGTTCGCTTAGACATGGTCCGGCGACGTGCAACCGTCGCGCGGATCCCGTGATGGCGACTATCACTTCAAAGTCGCGCCTAGTCCCTGTAGTTCAGCGGCAAGAATGTCCGACCTTCTATCGGACGACGTTGGTTCGATTCCAACCAGGGACGCTGCTCGAAAAACCAAGGAGAACGGACATGGCCGACGGACCAAGTGAAGCCGACATCAGACGCGCACAACGCGCCGCCGAGCAGGCGAAGGAGACCGCCAAGATGCTCAGCCCCTACGTCAGCGCGAACCAGCTGAACCCGGAGCTGCTGAAGCGGATCCTCGACAAGCACGCACCCAACAATGACGCTGCCGGCGACGGCGTCTACGACCAGGCGTGGATGTCATTCGAGACGTTCTACCGGTTCACCGAGGAGTACGTCGTGCTGGAGCAGCGCCTCGCCTTCAAGATGGCGCTGGAGCACGCGTTCCCAGACAAGAAAGGAGCCATGTGAAGAAGCTGACCAAGACCATCACGTTCCACGACACCATCCCGACGATCATCACACTCTGCGGCAGCACGAAGTTTCGCGACGAGTTCCACGCGGCGAATGCTCGTTTGACACGCGACGGTCGCATCGTGCTGTCGGTCGGTTTCTTCATGCATTCGGAGGAGACGCCGATCAGCGACGAGCAGAAGAAGGCCCTCGACCAGCTTCACTTCCGCAAGATCGACGCGTCGGATGGCATCTACGTGGTCAACGTCGGCGGGTACGTCGGTCAGTCGACCGCGCGCGAGATCGCGTACGCCGTCGCGACGCACAAGGACATCGCGTGGCTCGACTATGCCGCGGGTGATAAGTTCATGTCCGATAACTCGCATCGTCTCGGCGCAATGGTCGCCGCGTTCATCGAAGGTCGAGTTCCAGAGCTGTCATGAACAACGACAAGTTCAAGGCGTTCCTCGGGCCGATCGTCGAGCACACCATCAAGGACCTCGGCGGCATCGACAAGGTCCGCGAGATGCACGCGATGGTGTCGATGACGTCGTTCGTCACCGGCTACGTGTGTGGGACCGTCGTGTGGACGCAGCAGAACCTGCTCCGTATCAGGCCCTGGAATGATGTGGCAGATGACCGCGCAAACGCGCCAACGATCACCCTCACGCAGGAAGAGATCCGCCGCACTTTCGACTTCGTCAGACTGCGGCTGGAATCGGAGTCGACGACATCATGAGCGAGTGGGCCACCGACAAGATCGAGGAGCTGCAGGAGCAGGTCGCCACGCTCATCTTCTGCGCGATAACGTTCGAGGAGGCGATCGATCAGATCGCAGCGGAGCGCACCAAGATCAAGACCGACCTCGATAGGCTCGCCTTCGCGTTCGAGCAGGCGATGGTCATGATGACGAAGAAGGTCCAGCTCGGGTATGTCAGCGGCTGGATGGCAGGACGTGCGGTCGACGAGCGTGTGCCAGTGCTCCAGAGTGTCGACGCCGACGCGAAGCTGTTCATGGACACGCTCGCGTCGTACCGGCGGTGGGAAGACAACCAGGCGAAGAAGAAAGACCCGTCAGCATGAAGATCACTTCGATGACGGTGGAGAACTTCTTGAGCTTTGGGAAGGCGCGCTTCGACTTCGAGGACCAAGGTCTCGTGCTTGTCGAGGGCGACAACCAGGACGACGAGAGCGCGCGCTCCAACGGCAGCGGCAAGAGCGCCATGATCGATGCCCTCGTGTGGTGCCTGTTCGGGACCACACTGCGTGGCTACGAGAACGACGAGGTCGTCCACCGCAAGGTCGGCGAGGACTGCGTCGTCACCGTCCGCCTGGTCCCGAACGACACCAGCGCGGCCTACGATGTGATGCGCTTCCGCAAGCACAAGAAGTCGAAGAACGCGCTCATCGTGTCTGAGATCGACCAGGGCGGCGACTCGACCGACTTGAGCAGGCCGAGCACGTCGGAGACGCAGGAGGTCGTCGACGAGCTGCTCGGCTGCTCCAGGCGCACGTTCCTGTCGAGCGTCGTGTTCGGGCAGGACCGCGCATACCGGTTCAGCTCGCTCACCGATAAGGAGCAAAAGGAGATCCTTGACGAGGTTCTCGGCGTGGAGCGCTTCGCGGTCGCGTGCAACGTGGCCCGCGCCAAGGCGGCTGTGATCGGCACGACGGTCGACATCACGAAACGTGACCTGGAGAGGGTGGAGGAAGCTCGTGATGCCGAGGACGCAGACGCTGTCGACCTCAGGAAGAAGGACAAGCAGTACGAGTCCGAGCACGAGACGAAGCTCGGGGCCGAGAAGGAGAAGCTCCGCAAGGCTAAGGAGTGGGTCAAGAAGAACACCAAGGTCGACACCACCAAGCTCAAGGTCATGTTCGACAAGGCTGTGCAGGACGTGACCGCGAACGAGAAGGCGGTCGGCGTCTGCAACAAGGCGGTCACGGAGGCGAAGGTTCTGCGAGGCGGCGCCAAGACGAAGGTCGACGAGCTACGCGCGCACGTGAAGCGTCACGAAGCTCTCACCGGTGACTGTCCGACCTGCGGTCAGAACGTGGATGACCTGCAGCGCGAACGCGTGGTCGGCGACTTCAAGAAGAAGCTCACCCTCGCTGCCAAGGCGCTGGAGAAGGTCGACGTCGCGGTCGCTGAGATCGAGGAGCAGCTCGCCGGCGCGGAGCGCAAGCTGAAGGACGCGCGATCCACGGCGGTGGCAGCGCAGAAGGCAGTTAACGAGGGCGTCGGTGCCGAGGCTGACGTCGCCTCCTGGCGTCGACGAGCCGCGGACCACGAGACGCGCATCAAGGAGCTGGAGGCGGAGACCAACCCGTACGCGGCGCTCGCGAAGAAGGCGCAGGCGAAGTACGAGAAGCACAAGAAGGGGGCCGAGCTGCTGACCGAGCAGTTTACCGCCGAGGAGGCTCGGCTCGCGCTCGTCGAGTTCTGGGTCAAGGCGTTCGGGGCTCGTGGCTTGCGATCGCTCCTTCTCGACAGCTCGCTGCCGCTCCTCAACCAGGAGGCCGACCGCGTCTCGCGCGCGCTCACCGGCGGGACGATCGCGGTCGAGTTCTCCGCGACGTCGGACCTCAAGTCGGGCAAGACGATCGACCGCTTCGAGGTCAAGGTCGACAACAAGCACGGAGCGGGCAGCTACCAGGGAAACAGCGCGGGCGAGAAGGCCAAGGTCGACCTGTGCGTCGGGCTTGCGCTCCAGAAGCTCGTCGCGTCACGGTCGTCGGCATCGTTCAACCTCTGTTTCCTGGACGAGGTCTTCGACCATCTCGATTCTGCTGCTCACGAACGCGTGATCGAGGTGCTGTCCGAGATCGACAAGGACAGCGTCTTCGTCGTCAGCCACAATGAAGACCTCAAGGCATGGTTCCCTGCCACGCTGCGCATCGTGAAGAAGGACGGATTCTCGTCGGTGGAGGCAACATGACGCGTGTAGATAGTAGTCAACTGTCTCAGGTCAACCGGAAGCACCTGCACTGGCACGACGGTTGTACATGCCATGGGTCGCCGACGCTCGGAGAATGCACGCTTGAAGCGATGCGCAACGGGTGGGCTGGCAAGGTCTTGGAGAGGACCGACGTTAGGGATGGCATCGAGGTGAAGTGCTACAGCTTGGTCAACAACTACTTTGACCACTACGCGAAGCAGGGTCGACTCGTCGCTGAGGTGCGGCAGGAGTGGAAAGTCATCGAGCTATGACCGCTCCATACATCAAGGAGAGCGCCACGTCGAAGGCTGCGGCTAAGTCGATCGAGCCGCACCTCACCGAGCTGCAGACGAAGGTGAAGCTCTGGATCAAGGACTGCGGTAAACGTGGAGCGACGTGTGACGAGCTGGAGCACTACTCCGGGATCCGTCACCAGACGCTGAGCGCTCGCGTGCGCGAGCTGGTCCTACGTGGGTGGATCTACCCGACCCAACGAACACGCAAGACACGTTCGGGTCGCCAGGCTGTGGTGTACAGGACGTGGCGGAAGCGGAAGCCTAACGCAGCATGCGTATGCGACCGACCGACGTGCTCACGATGGCCGTGCAAGCTGCTTCGTGAGTACCGCAGCGCGTGGGCACTCATCACATCGATCTACCTGACGAAGGAGTTTGGCATCGAGACGATCAAGGACCTGCTCGACCACATCGAGAGCGAGTGCGAGATCCTGGTCAAGTAGCAGCGAAGCGTGTTAGTAGGGCAGCGAGCATCAAGAGGAGAAGAGGATACCCGTGACTAGAGATGAAGCGATCCGCCGTATGCGGGCAGAGCACTGTGCTCGTGCACGCGCGCGGTATGCGGTCTCCCTGGCCGCGAAGGAAGGTCGCGTCATCGGCGAGGCATGGGCGACGCGCGACGTCGCGTTCCGCAAGGTGTGCGACCACGAGTTCGAGGCCATCGGTGACACCGGACGATGGGATCAGTGTCGGATCTGCGCGCGCTGCCGCCGGGTCGGAAGCACGAAGGTGCTCGGAGCATCAGACGTGGTGAAGTGCTGCGAGTGCGGCGACATCCACAAGGGCATCAAACGTGAGAAGCGGAACGGATCTCACTCGAAGTGTCCGAAGTGCGGACATGGAGTCTACGTGTGGCCATGAGGAGCAAGCGATGAAGAAGACCAAGAAGCGCAAGCGACCGACACCGATTCCACGCGAGGTCACGGTCAAACTCGCGCAGTGCGTGCTGTTCGCGCTCAACAACCACAAGCATATGGCTCGCGGCGGCGGGATGATGATCGACACCAAGAACAAGAAGACCATCGGACGCTGGCAGGACAAGTTCATGGATGCTCTCGACGGTGTCGGCTACTGCATCGACCGTCCCGCCTACTACGCATCATTCGAGAAGAAGGGCAAGAAGTCGTGATCGTCGAGGTCTACAAGCCGGAGTTCACCGACTTCCACGAGAAGCCGATCGTCACGTGGCAGGAGTCGCGAGGTCCGATCCGCGTCGCCGTCAACATGTTCGCGCAGTACACGAGCTGGCTGAATCACTGGACGGATCCGTTCCGAGGAAAGTTCGCGCCCGGACCAGCGTTCTGGGAGACGAGTGGTCCTGCGATCTGCCGTGCGCTCAGCTACTGCGACGCGCGCGCTCTCGTCTTCGAGTGGGAGTCCGATCGCAAGGTCGCCTACCGGTGGTTCGCGCGCACGCCGGAGAGTCCGACCAGGTTCAAGAACGACTACTACAGCCTCTGCTCGGTGACCGCTACGAGCAGGTCGAGCGGCGAGTCGCACGTCGTAGTAACGTTGCCAACCGACGAGGATGTCAGCTTCTCATTCCGTTCGGACTCGATGAAGGAGTGGCTCCAACCAAAGCTGCCGGAGGAACCCAAGCCATGACGCCGAATGTCCTCTCTCGCGTGCTGGCCTTCACCGGCGGCGCGTCGTTCACGCTGGACGACCAACGCCCGTTCAGTGTCGTGTGCGCCGACGTGCCGTGGCCATTCAAGGACTCGTTACCAGGCGCGAGCCGCGGCGCGGAGAAGAACTACGACCTGCTCACCATCGCAGAGGTCGCAGGGTTCGACTTCGAGGGCGGAGACCTTCTGAGGCACAACGTCGCCGACGACGCGATCCTGGCGCTCTGGCGCGTCGGTGCGATGGTTGAGGAAGCATACCAGGTGGCACGTGCCTGGGGCTTCGTCCCCAAAGCAGAGATCGTGTGGTGCAAGCGCACCAAGAACGGGAAGCGTCACTTCGGGATGGGGCGCCTCGTGCGCGGCGAGCACGAGACCGCGATCCTCGCCACGCGTGGTCGCTACTCGCAGCTGATCAAGGCGAAGAACATCCGGTCGACGTTCGACGCCAAGGCTCCTTCGGACAGCAAGGGCAGAGCCATCCACTCGAAGAAGCCGGAAGAGTTCTACGACATCATGGAGAAGCTCGCCCACGGTCCCTACTTGGAACTGTTCGCTCGTCGCCGTCGCGAGGGCTGGACTTGCGTCGGCAAGGAGCTGCGATGACCGTCAAGGAGCTGCGCGTGCAGTTTCACGACCCGTGTGACTCGAAATACTGCGAACTGCCATTCGGGCATCCCGGTGTCCACGAATTCAAGTTGAGGATCAATCGATGAGCGAGAACGAGACCACGAGACTGATGGAGCAGGCGCGGCAGCAGCTCGACGAGCACGTCGCGTGGCTCGTCGCCGAGATCGAGAAGATCCCCGCCGACGTCGGGATGGCCGGCGGCAAGGCGTTCCTGTGCCACCAGGCGTACCTGATCAAGCTGCGCGTGGTGACAGCGAACAACAACCGCGTGTCGGTCGTCTGGGACTACCCCGACGAGCTGATCACCTTCCTCCAGGCGGAGAGCACGCCGGTGCACCTGCGCGACACGCTCAAGGGTGGGCACTTCGTGAACACGGAGCAGCCCGCGTTCAAGGCCGAGAGGGTGCCGTGACGAACCTCGAACACGCACGTCAGATCTTCATCGACGCAACGGAGTTGCTCAACAAGTACCAGGCGCCGCGGGATATCTGCGTCGCCGTCGGGCTGCTCGGCCTGCTCATCGAGGAGAACCGCGAGCTGCGAAAGAACCGCGACGCGCTCTCCGACACGGCGAACTACTCGCTTCCCGGAGGCACGCGGCAGTGATCGGCCCGCCTCCAGATCCGACCGATTACCGCAAGGCTTCGGAGTACGACCCGTACCACGTGCAGCGTCTGGAGGAGCGTCGCCAGGCGAAGCTCACTCGCACGAAGGAGAAGCTGCGCGAGAAGTCCGGTAAGGGTCCGAGCCGCATGAAGGCGTTGCGCGAGCCGCACACGTCGATCGCGAAGGTCGAGCAGGACCGTGGCCGCAAGAACAGCCGCCGCAAGGGCAACCGCGGCGAGCTGGACGTGGCGGAGGCGTTCTCGAAGTGGTGCGGAGAGCACGTGCGTCGAACGCCGGGCTCGGGTGGTTGGGGTGGCTCGCAGGACTTTGGCACGACCGCCGATCTCATCTGCAAGAAGAAGGCGTTCCCGTTCCACGTCGAATGCAAGCATCGCGAGGGTTGGGTGCTCGACGACCTCGTCACCGGCGCTCGCTCCGACCACGACAAGAGCATCGTGAAGTGGTGGGAGCAGTGCTGGGAGACGTGTCCGAAGATCGTCGGAAAGAACGGGTACACCAAGCTCAAGAAGGAACCGATGCTCGTGTTCCGCCGTAACCGCCAGCCTTGGCTCGTGATGGTGCGCGAGCTGAGCGAGCACCGGCCGGCGTTGTCACCTCCGTCGATCTTCAAGCTCGCGAACTGCGAGGCCGACGACGACAATGTGATCGTGATGTTGCTGTCGGATTTCCTGATGCTCACGCCGGTCCCGGAAGGTCTCAAGAACTACCGGAGGTCATCATGATGTCGACGCGCACGTACGCGATCCTGGAGGTCACGCCGGAAGTCTACGCCTCGATCCGCGAGCTGCTCGCTGAGGCCGGCTACGAGCACGCCTTCCACAAGGATGGTGCCGAGGATGTCATCGACATGCACGGCATCGCTCTCAAGGTTGCCGGAGGAGGGTCGAAGATCGATGGCACCAACGACTTCGATCTCGACGTTCCGCTGCGGAGGAAGAAATGAGCCTGGAGAAGCTGGCCAAGATCCTCTACGTCGACGAGGTGTCGCTCATGCACGGCCCGAAGGGTGTGGCCGTGCACGTGCGCATCGAGAAGTCGTGGCACAGCACCACCATCGACAATGAGGACCTCCACGAGAACCGGCTGGAGACGATCGCGAAGCACCTCGCGTTCCTCGCTGATGCTCATGTCCACAAGATCCGCCGTGGCGAGGACCTTCGTAAGGCCGACATGGCGACACGCGCGGCGCTCCAGGCCGACGAGGCGGCTCGTCAACGCGGCGGCATGCTGTCGTGGAAGGACGTCGGTGGCTACCAGCTGATCCAACGAACCGAGACGTCGCCTCGCGTCCAGCAACCACCTCCTGCGACGTCACCGGAGCCCGCCGTGTCCAACTCGATGCCCAGCAGATTCCACGCGATCATGGAGGAGCTGAAGGGCCTGTGAGCAACGATAACGCACAGAAGGCGCGACACATCACCATCACGCGCGGGATGCGAGGGTGGTTCGCTGTCATGGTCTGGTGGAATCCAGACCACAACGGCTTCTGGGAACCGTGGCAGAGCAGCGCAGGATCGTACGACACGCCTGAGGAGGCGACGGTCGCGGGCAGAGCTTGGGCCGAGGCAGAGGGTCTGGAGTTCCGATGAAGATGGATGCCACCGCTCGACAGAAGATGGCCGACCTGCTCGGCGTCGACGAGATCGAGGTCGCGTCCGGTCTGGCCGGCTACACCGTGCGGATGCGGTTCAGCGGCGAGTACCTGTCCACCATCGTCGACGTGCGGACGCCGTATGAGGAAGTTGGTCGACGACTCTTCGATCTTTCGAAGCAGCTCCGCGAGCGGATACTGCGGCAGCAAGGTCTGATGGGCTACCAGAAGTTCATCGACCAGACCCAGCAGGCCGCGGCAGCAATCTATGGGATGCCGGCCGATCTGCTCAACAAGCTCGACATGTCCACAGCGACCGGAACTGATCTCGATCGTGCTGCAGCGCTCGCCGGGATACCGATGACGCGAGAGCAGGCGCTCAGACTCGCAGCAGAGAACGACTTTCGCTGTGCCGCTCGCGACTGCGGTCACCCATCGAACATGCATGGTCGCGATCGCGACCATGCATGTGCCATCTGGGGTTGCGAGTGTCCGTGCTACATCACGCCAACACAACGACCATTGAAGACAACCGAGCCAGCACGACCCATGAACAGGTTCGAGGCGATCGCCGAGGAGTTGAAGAAGCTATGAACCCCACCGAAGCAGCAAAGCAGGTCGCGGATGACGTGCACGAGTTCGTGCGTGACCATCTCGTGCCTGGTTCCATCATGAGTCTCGTCGAGCTGTCGACCTTGGTGCAGGCCAAGGTCACGGAGGCGATCGTCTCTACCCACGGCAAGTTCAACTGCAGGGACTGTGGCGAGGCCGTCGACGTCGAGAAGGTCCGCTGTGGTGACTGTGTGAAGGAGGCAACGCGATGAAGCAACTACGCTATATAGATTTTGACTGCTCGAACTGCGGCAACTTCGAGACGCGTTTCGTCTACGTGGACACGGACACCGGGTACCCGGCGCTCGGTGAAGACCGTGGGTGCGGCAGGATGCTCACCGAGGACGGCGGACACCTCGACCAGGATGGCAAGCCTGAGTGCAAGGCTGGTGAGCCGTGCACGTTCGAGATGACGCCGCGCGAGATCAACGGCATCCCGCCGCCCATAACCATCGTGAAGGGCAACAGCGACTACAACGAGCGTGAGCGCGAGCGCCTGGAGAAGCGTCAGGACGACCACTGGCGACGGCAGGGTCGCGACGAGGCGGTCGACCGCGAGCGCGCCCTGTTCAAGAAGCACGGGATGGAAGGCACTGGAGGTGTGAGATGAGACTCGGGTACCTGAGCATCGAGGTCCTGACGTTCCTCAACGGACAGCCATGGGACGACGTCGCTCGCGCCTTCGTCCATGCCCTGCGGCCCTCGGAGGTACGCGTCTCTACCGGGGAGCTGAAGTCCGACGCGAAGCTGTGGCGCGTGACGGTGATGGTGGATCGCGAGTCGCGCATCATCGGGATCGACCAGGAGGTCGAGGTCGTGCTGCCTGACGGTTTCCCGCACGGTCATGCCCTCGCCTGTGAGCTGGACCTCCGCAGGCGGTCGAAATGAAACGCAAGCGGAAGAAGGCTCCATACCCGCGCAAGGTCAAGAAGCGTGCGCTGTTCGTGGACGGGTGGGTCTGCGGCACCGGCCTCGATGAGCCGGAGCACGCCACGTTCACTGACGTGTTCGATACGCGTGAGGAGGCGATCAAGTGCGGGCGTACCGATGTCGGCTGGACCGACGGCGACACGTTCCAGACCGGCTACCTCCGCAACGAGATGATGGCGATGCCCAACCAACTCGATGCCGAGAACGCGTGCGATCGCGCGGAGAACGAGGAGTTTGGCGAGGCGATGATGGAGACGTGGCGGGACAAGGTCTTCCCCGACAAGACCAAGCGGCAGCGAGCACCGCTCGACGACCTGCAGCGAAAGCTAGACGTGTTGTGGGAAGAGTGGACGCGGAGGCATGACCTCTACGTGCGTGGGTTCTGGATCGATGACGTCGAGCGACACGCGTTCAAGGAGCCAGCATGAAGCAGAAACCAGCAGACCAGCAGGTGGAGTTCCTCCGCGGCATCGTGGAGTCGAACGTTCGGGCGATCGTGGAGCACGAGGACTGCGTGCGTGTCGATTGCGACGTCATGCCGAAGCGCGTGGTGTTCACGGTGTTCGTCGACCACCGCGACATGGGCCTGGCGCTCGGCAACGAGGGCGCCAACGCGGACGCGATCAGGCGCATCGCGTGGACGGCCTGCAAGAAGACGCAGCTGAAGTGCGACATCGACTTCCTGACCAACGGGCAGCGATAGCTGGACGCCTGAGGTGCGCCGAGGGTGCATCCGCGCGACCCACCTACATGCTCAGAAACAGGCGCCTGTCGACGCTCCAGGCAGGGATTGTATGCGCCATCTTGTCACGCTAGACTGGACACGTGAGCAGGCGCAGACGCCGCAGGAAGCCGGTCGTGAAGCCCGACCTCTTCGCCAAGGCGAAGTGGCTCGTGGCCAACGGCATGCCGCCCTCCTACGTGGCCGCGAGGCTCGGCATCTCGCGCACCACGGAGCTGTACTGGCGCCAGCTGATGAACCACGACTACGCGGTCGCCGAGCTGCGTAGGCGCGTCCTACAGCTTCCTGAGCGCTATCGAGATCAGATCGTGACGGCCATTCAAGACGCCCGGAGGGCAGCGTGAGCAGCTTCGTAAAGATGCCGACCGGCGTCATCATGCACAAGCACAACCACGAGCGCGCCGTGGCGCTCGCGAAGAAGCAGAGCAACAGCGGGTGGCTCCTGATGCTGGAGCCGGCGACCGAGATCGAGCCCGACCTCGGGCTGCCCTCACCGGCACGACGCGACACTCGAACGTTGCTCGGTCCGCCGGTGAAGCCATGAGCGTCGCCAAGGGCGACCGCACCACCGCGCCACGACAAGGCTCGCGCCCGAGTCGGGCGAAGCTGTCGAAGGACGTCACGCCGCCGAAGGCCAAGTTCAGGCTGCCGACCAAGCCAAAGAAGGGCATGCGAGTGATGGACGCGCAGCTCGCCGCGACGCCTCCGCCTCCGATGGAGTCGCCACCACAACCACTGCAGGACGGGGAACAACCTCCACCACAGGACCCGTGGTGGAACCCTGAGCGTGAGGCCGCGTTCCAGATGGTGCTCCAGGGCATCCCGCAGCACCAGATCGCGATGGAGCTGACTCGCGACCGTCACACCGTCGCCAGGTGGTTGGAGGACGAGCGGTTCGAGAAGCGCCTCTACGAGGAGAATGTCTCGCGCTTCAAGGCGTCGCGTCAGCGCCGCACCATGCAGACCGTGCGGCTCACCGACAAGGCCGAGCAGCTCGCCACCAAGATGATCGGCAAGGCGATCGAGCTGGCCGAGGATGGCAAGGACGACCTCGGGACGCGGCTCGCCGCGCGCGACTGGCTGCAGGAGTTTCGCGAGAACAGCCGCCGCGAGGACGAGATCTACGGGCTCGACAAGCAGCGCGTCGATGTCAACGTCCATGGCGTGGTCCAGCACAAGCACAAGGGCGCGGTCGACGTCAGCTTCAAGGCGTTCATCAACGGCGCGATGAAGAAGATGGGAGTGGACCCAGAGGCCGAGGAGATCGACCCAGGCCGGGCGGATGACGCGCTCGTGGCGGTCACCGAGCGAGCCCTGATGGAGGGTTCGTTCCTGGACGAGCTGGTCGAGCATGAGAAGCAGGAGAAGCAGGAGAAGCTGCAGCCGCTCCTCGCCTCCGTTAACGAACGCTAGGTCATCACGATCGCGTCGACCTCGGTGCACCAGCTCGAATCAGACGAGCCTCTCCGATCGAACGCGGTGATGACATTCAATCTCTCCATGGTCGGTTCGCTGCCACCAAACGGCAGCACGAGCACGATGTCAGTGAGTTGATCGAACGTGAAGCAGCCGCGGATCTTGAACGTGACGTGTGGTGGTCGCGGCTTCATGCCAAACAGCATGGCCTCACGATCGTAGTCGAGGCCACACGAAGCCGTTGATCTCGACCTTGAACCTGATCGGCACAGCGCGTACTCGTTCTAGCACCGCGCCGATCCTCACGCACATCTCATCGCGTTCGTCGAGCGTGGTGATTCGCTCCGGTGTCACGATCACGTTCACGATGCCGGGCTCTGTGCCATCCACGATCTTGACGGCACCAACGAGGCGCACGGTGCACACCGCGTCGTGGATCGCCTGCTCGGTGGCCCTGTTCGACGGGTGAGGCCCGAGTGCCGAGACGATGCGCGTGCCCTCTTCGAGTCGACGCGACACATGGTTCATCAGCTTCCGCAGCATGTCATCGAGTGCATCGTCGAGCTTGTCCGTCTTCACCTCCATGTTGAAGTCGGAGTAGCTCACCTGCACGCGCCATCCGTTGCCGAGCGGCTGCACGCCCACGAACAGCCGCATCGCGTCGACCTCGTGCACCACGAGCAGGTGCTTGGCGAGTGCGTGGATGTTCGCGAGCGTGCGCTGGATCTTCTGTTCTGGTGAAGGGAGGATCAGGTCCATGAGTGCTTTCCGTGTTGGTGCCTCTGCGATCTTCGCCTCGTACGCTTCTCTAGCCACGCGGTGGAAATCGGAGTCGGCAGGCATCTCATCCAACTTCTTGAACGGATCCTCGTGCCACTCGTCGGTCACTTGACGAAAGCCTTCGCCTTCGCGATGGCTTCCTTGACCATCGTGATGAATGCCTCGGCCTCGTCGATCGACCACGAGGATGCGACTTGGACGATCGAGTCTCCGGTCTGCATCGTGTACTTGAGGATGACTCCGCTTCCCGCGGTGCCCGCGGTGTAGCTCCTCGGTGACATGACGCTCGGCGTCGGCTCGCTCGACGTCGGACCGCCGACCGCTCGCGTCTCCTGCACTGGCGTGACGACCTCGTCTGGGATCTCCATGGCGCGTGGTGGGAGCGGAGCACGCGTCGGAGGCGTGTCGGACTCCGCCTTCCTGGCACGCTTGCGCATCTCGTAGCGGACGTTCGCGAAGCGCTCCTGCGCCTCCTCATCCTTGCCGTCTTTCCCGATGCGGTCCGACAGCACGCGCAACTCCGCGGCGAGCTGGTCATCCGTCATATCGAGCAGGTTCTTCGATCTGGTCTCCTCGCGCGGGGTGCGCTGCGCCGCGTCCTCGCCGCGGCGCTTCAGCTCACCCTTGAGCGCGTTCACGCGGTCCGTCTGCTCCGGCGGGATCCCTCCGGGCCACGTTCGGGCCAGCGCGTCGAGGTCACCACGGAGTTGTTCGGTCGTCATCGTCTTAATCGACATCTGCTTCTCTCCTCTGCGCCTGAGGCGCTTGTTGCGATCGCGGATTATTAGTTTGAGTTTCACGGTGTGGTAAGGGCTCTTTCCAACGACCAGCCAACATCGAGACGGTGTCTGAGAGTTGGTTCTTTGAGGCTGAACTTCTTTGCCCAATCCGTAAGGCAGAGCTTCTTGCCTTGAAACGTGTAGAAGCGATTCGTGCGTTTGTTCCTGCTTTGTTTCTTGTTGGTCGACCACGTGACGTTGCCGGGCTTGTAGCCCTTGCCATTCTTCATGCGTTCGAGACTGTGCTTTGGTGATGGGCGGTACCCAACGTCAGCAAGGAAATTCTCGAAGCTGTCGTGCCAACGCTTGCAGACCTTGATGCCACGCCCACCATAATTCTTGTACTGCGGATGGTTGAGATTGCTACAGCGAGCCTTCATAGAAGCCCAGGCGCGATACTCGACGCTTTGACTCTCTCCGTGCGTCGTATTTGCTTCGGAAGTTCGTCGACGCTGCAGATCTGATGTCATCGGTTGAAGTGTGTATCACGAACTTCATAGACTCGTCAGCTCTGCTGCGTGCCGAGCGCCTCTTTGATGCGAGCCTCTGCGGCGTCGAAGTTGGTCTTGAACACCTTCGCGATGATGGTGAGCCTGTCTTGGGCTTCCTTCGTCGCGGCCTTGGCGACTTCAGCCTCGACCACGAGCTTCGCCTGCTCCAGCTCCATCGCGATCAGCTTGTTGATGAGCGCGCCATCCTGCCGAGCTGCCGCATCACGCAGTTCCTGCCTCATCTGATCCTCGGTCATCATCCTCGGTGGAGGTTGATCACCACCCTTCGCGTGCCGGGCTGCCAGCTCGCCGCGCACCTGCTGGAAGCGAAGCTTGTCCGCCTCCAGCCGCGTCGACAGGTCGCGAAGTTCCGTCTCTAGCTTCTCCGTGTCTTCTGCGTAGCTCATCGTCTTGCTCCTCTTGTTGACGTGATCCCCGGATAGCACCACTCCACGTAGGCATCGACAGCGCGCACCAGATCACCGTTGGGGTTCTTTGCTTTGCGGAGACCATCCTCCTGTCCAACGATGAACCACTCCTGCCACGCCTTCGCTGAGACGACCACGCGGTCCTTCTGCTCCATCGCCTCGATATCCTTCGCTGCTTCTTCTTTGAGGCGACGCACCGCAGCCTCAAGCATCCTGATCTGATCCAGCAAGACGTCTTGCAGCGGAACGAACATCTGGTCTGCTTTTGCCTTGTACGCAGCTAGCATCTCCTTGTCCTTCATCGCTTCTCCATGTCTTCGGCGCCGCAGGTAAAGCTTGTAGACCCAGGGTAGTAGCTTCTCCGTGTCTTCTGCGTAGCTCATCGTCTTGCTCCTCTTGTTGATCACTCGAAACTGAAACCGAACTTGCTCGTCTTGGACAGCTTCTCCATGCCGAGCTGCGCGGACGCGAGGGCGTGCGCGAGGTGGTCGTCGCCGGCGCTCTTTACCGTCTCGACGATCTCCTTGGTCTCCTCGTCCAGCTCCCTGAATGGCGCGAGGTTCTTCAGGTGACGGATCAGGAGCTGCACCTTGTCGATGCTGAGGTTCGGGATGCCAAACTCACGCTCCTTGACGGCGCGGCAGATGTTCTTGAGCGTCAGCGTGCGGTCCACGAGCACGCGGGCTCTCTGCGGCTCCGACCATTCCGGGATGAACGTGCGGCTCGACTTGAGCGACGGGTTGTACCACTGCGCGTAGAATCTGCCTTCGATCCCGGTCGGGCATAGCCGGCGCATCAGGTACGAGTTGCGATCCTTGCCGTAGCCGGCGTCCGCGATCGTGATGTCCGGGACGAACGGCTGGATGAACCTCCACACCATCTCGGCGCTCTCCAGCTCCTTCGCCGTGTCCTCGAAGATGCCGATGCCGAGGACGTATGGCCGCGAGTTGATCGAGTTGCGACCCATGACCACGACCCAGTTCAAGGTGCCCCAGTCGATGCCGACCGACACGAGCGAGTAGTCCTTGGTGCGCGACGTGAACAGCGCGTGTCCCGAGCACGCCGCCTCGCAGTCCTCGTCCGTGATCATCTCCAGCTCGCCAGCAGCCGGGACGCCGCAGACGTAACAGAGCCACAGCTCCAGGAACCGCATGTCGATCTTGTCCTGCATCACGCGCGTCGCCGAGATCCACGGCGCGATGAGCTGCGGCATGTGGTAGCCACGGATGTGGTTGCGGTCTGGGTAGCGCGCCACCCAGCGGCCAGAGAACACGCGGTCGAGCTTTCCGCGGCACGTCACCTTCCGGCACAGGTAGTCGTAGCTCTCCGGCGGCAATTCCTTCGTGCCGAGCGGGAAGTCCTTCACCTGGACGATGTTCTCGTTCCACGTGATCTCCTGCCACTCGTTGCACCGCTCGCACTTCACCATCCACACGCGCTGGTCGCTCGCGCGGAATGGCACGTCGATGCCGCGGTTTGGCATCGTGGGCGTGGAGATCGCACGGAACAGGCCGTGCTTCGACGACTTGAGCGACTCCTTGAACGCGAACTCGATCTTGTCGCGCATGCGGTCCATCTCATCGAGCGTGACGCCGTCCGCGTCGACGCCCTCGCCGAGGTTCGCCTCCCACGCGCTTCGGAAGATCCAGTAGCTGTCGCCGACGCGCCTCGTGAACACCTGGTTCGGCGTGCCGGCGAGCGCGGCCATCCGCGACGTCTCCGCGTACGCCGCAGCGACGCGCGTGTTGGAGAAGTCGGTGAGCTGCTTGTCGCGCGGGAACGTCGTGATCCACTTCGTGCCCGGGTGCGTGGCGAGGAAGTGGAACACCTCGGTCGCGGACAGCTCGGTGACGCCGACCTGGCGTCCCTTCTCGTAGACCTTGTACGGGTGCTGGTCGCGCAGCGGTTCCTTGTGGAATGCCCTGTGGTGGAGCAGCCGCGAGTGCAGCTCCTTCTCATAGTCGGACATGAGCAGCGTCTTCTTGATCTCGCCGAGCGACCCTGGCGAGAGCTTGCGCGAGTTGTCGTAGACGAGCGGCTCGCCCTTCACGCGACGGTTGAGTGCAGACCAGACCACCGGGTCCCTGTCGGCGACGGCTTCCAGGCCGGCCATCGTGGTTGCTTCCGGCGTCGAGTCGATGAGGTCGCTGATCTTCATCGCTCTACTTGAGCAGATAGTTCCGCGCGCGGTGCAGGTAACCGCCGACAACTTGCGCATCGAGGGACGACTTGTCGCCCTCCCTGGCCCAGCTCAGCAGGGCGTCGATCTCGTCGACGGCGTCGTTGACCTTGGGTGGGAGCATAGACCTCGCCACGAGGTCGTCCCGTCCACGCTTGAGCAGCGTGTCTTTGGCCTTCTCGTAGAAGCGGTCTCTCGCCTCTTTGCCACCTGGCACCTTCCTGAGCTGGATCATCGCCATGCTGAGCGCGAAGAACAACGTCTCCAGCTCCTCTGCCGTGTAATCTCGGCACGAGTCTGGATCGTCTATCGCCGGGTCGCTCGCGTCGATGACGATCTGCAGGGCGCGAGCGATCTGCGCCTCGGCTTCTAACCGAGGATCGATGTCGTCGCGTTCGCTCATCGTACCGGCTGCTTGAGGGCATCGCTGATGACCTTGCGGATCCACGTGCTCGCGTCGCCGAACCCGGCCGCGACCGCGCGCTCCTTCCACAGCTCGACGTCCTTCTCGGAGCACCGGATCTGGAACCGCGTGTCGAGACCAGGCGCCAGGACCTTGGGTCGTCCCGACTTCCGCTTCTTCTTCTCGGCCATGTCCTGATCTGTAACAGTTCTTGTTGACATCGTCAACACTCCTACGTCTTGGGCTTCGATGGGATGGTCCTGGCCGCTGCTGCCGGGTCGAGGTACCAAACGGTGAGCGCCACGCAGTGGAACGAGTGGTCGCTCGACTGCGTCTGGGTGATCTCGACCAGCTCATAGGTCGGGTGGTCGGCAAGCCATCTCGTGATCTTCTCGCCGAGTTGGTCGCGGTCCTGGAACATCGTGGCGCTGAAAACCTTCACGCCGTTGAACTTCATCATCAGCTCACCTTTTTCCTCTCTGCGATCATGCGACGGTGCACGAGCTTGGTGCCGAGCGTCGGGTCGGCGCCGTACATCTTCGGCAGGTCAGAGCCGCGCAGGCAGTCCTCCGGCTTGCTGTCCGGTGAGAAGGCGCGCTGCTTCGCGTTGCCGTCCGGCGACGTCGGGTCGTTCGTCTCATCCGCCACGAAGCGCTCCGCGTAACCGAACGGCAGCCTGTAGCCCGGCGCGAAGCACCACAGGTGGTACTGGTTCGCCGTGTCGGTGACGCGGCTCTCCGCCGGGTACATCTCGACCGCCTCGCACTCCTCGCCCATGACGAGGTTCTTGATGCGCTGCAGGTCGCGCCAGTCGTGGATGGTCTGGCGGTCGTTGCGCTTGATCGACAGCCATGCCACCGGACCCATCGGAGGAGGCACATCGCATCCCTCGACCGCTACGGTGTAGACGTTGTTCCGCAGTACGACCATCGTGTCCGGGATCGGGTGGCTCTCGCCGTGCGCGTCCCGCGTGTGGTCGCAGCGCACGAATGGTGTCCACACCGTGTGGTAGCCGAACTTCTTCTCCTTCTTCTTCACCGCTTCACCTTCCGTTTGGGAGAACCGAGACGCTTGAGCTTCGCGACGACGTCGCGGAGCCGTCGCACCTCTCGCGCTAGCATGATCGCGTCGTTGTAGGAGACGAACGTGTCGCTCGGATCGCAGTCAGCGTAGTTCTTCACGAGCTTGTTGATATCCTTGTTCACTTGAGCCTCGCGGCGTCGATGCAGTTCTTGGCCTGCTCGACGAGCTTCAGGCGGTCAAGCTCGGAACCGCGTCGTGGCTTCGCCTTGTACGCGCGCAGGAACCGGTCGAGCGCGTACGAGACGAGGTCGAACATGGCACTCTCGAAGTCGCTCATCTCTTCTCCTTGGGCGTGGTGAGCAGCAGTGGTCCTTGCACGGCGTCGAGTCGCTTGGCGACCTGCGCGGGTGAACCCTTCAGCAGCTCGCACATCTTCTTGTCGATGGAGTTGAATGCCTCGCGGATCGACTTGAACAGGTCCTCGCGCTCCTTGGTGTGCGGGACCAGGCCGGGCGGCAGCGTCTTGACGGTCTCCTGCGTGCTGCTCGCGTTGCCATCCTCATCGACATCGCGGCACATGTAGCGGTCCTCGTCGTCACCTGGTAGGCGGAACGAGTCGCTGTAGTCGACCACCTCCCACACCAGCGTCATGCCGAAGATCGGCTTCTTCTTGCGGTCGTCGTCGACGTCTAGGGTGGTCGTGCTCTGCCACGAGTTGTAGTACGGAACCTCGGCCTTGTACTCGACCCTGAGGTAGCGCGTCCACTTGAGGTCCAGCGTGATGCGCGCGACCTCATCCATCTTCGCTTGCAGGGCCTCGCGGGACTTCGACACGTACATGAAGTCGCCGTGTTCGGCGATGAAGTCGCCGGCCTTCTCATCGAGCCGCAGCACGAACTTCGCGGTCTCCTGACGATGGCCGTTCTTGATCCCGGTGTCGCAGATCATCTCTCCGATCTTGCGCGGTGGTCTGCCATACGTCTGCTTGTCGCGCAACTCCACCATGTCGAGCTTCGCCTTCAGCTCGGCAGCCTTCGCGATCTCCTGCCTCTTGCGAAGCTCGTCTATCTCCTTGTTGCTCATCTCTTGGTCCTCTCTGCGAGTGGTATGTAGCGTCCGTCCTTCTCGGTGAGACGCTGGAATGGGTGTGGGTGAATGCCGTGCTTCGCGAGTGCGCGCACGCAGCGCTTGCATCGTTGGTCGTAGCCACCTCTTCCGATGAAGAGGTCCACAGACCACCCGTGTCCGGGCACGAGACCGCATGCTGCTGTGGCAAGTCGGATCTCGCCGAGCGTCGTCTTGTCATCCTCGATGTCGACCGCATGGATTCGCCAGCCTCGTTGTCCAGAGTCGACCGAGTGGTCGACGACCTTAGGGTTCGGCATCGTGGTGAACCAGTCGATCATGGCTTCTTTTGCTGCTCCTCTTCTTCTTGTAATGCGGACACCCGGTCAGCATTTTGTTGATCTGCTTCACATCGGTCGCGTTGCTGCCATTTCGTCGAACTGCCTCGATGACGAATGCAGCTTGCTTGAGCTTGTCGACGTTCATGCTGCACGCGTCCTTCGCTTCGAGAAGTTATCTTGCTGCTTCACGGCGCTGCCTCCAGCGTGTCGTGCCGCAGCTTTGTACCCGGTGTCGACGTGGTTGGTCTTGCTGAACCAGTTGGCGAATCGAACCGCGTCGCGTAGCGTCTTGCGAGTTGCCACACGCACGCCGCTCGCGTTGCACGGGAACCACGCGAACACGTCCCAGCGGTAGCCGGACGCGATCATCTTGCGTTCACCGAACATCGATGACTCCTAGTGGCCGTTGGCCCGGTTGAACCGCAACGCCTTAACGTTGCCGTAGATGTTGTAGCCCTGCGTGGTGAGCGTCGCGCCCTGGAATGCTTCGCGCCAGTAGCGCGGCAGCGCGGAGGCCACGAAGGCGTGGATCAGTGAGGTCGTCAGGAAGTACGCCTGCGGCGAGACGTTCTCTCCGTGCGCGCCGATGATCGTGTTCGCCTCCGCACCGTATGGGACCGCCTCGCTCGTCTGCCTGTAGTCGATGACCTGCTCCATGATGAACGCGACCTCCATCGCGGTGTTGGCCTTGGACCAACCGACGCACGCGGGCAGGAGAGCTGCTGTGAGCGCTAGCGCCTTCATGACTCCTCCGTCGCGTAGTCGACCATCGGGCGCTTCCCGAGAGCGTTGTCGATCTGCCTGAGCAGCGCTCGCCGTCTCCGCGTAGCCGGATGGTTAGCGTTGCGCGCGGCGTCTACCATCGGCTTCAGCTCGTCGTACGCATCGGCGAGCAGCTCCACGATCTCCAGTGTCCGCTTGGTGCAGCTCTGACAGAGATCTCGTGCGCTGATCATCGCGCCGAATGCGCAGGTCCCACACATGAAGTCGTAGTCGTCGCCGGTGTCGACCTTCGGGATGTGACTCCTCACTTGTTGGTCCTCTCTGCGGTGATGATGAACGTGTCACCGTCATTCGACGTCAGGCCGAGGATGTGCAACATGAACCATGCCGTCGATCCGATTGGGTCGGTGCGCCTGCTGATGTACGGCTTCTTGTTTGGGACCGACACAACTACCTTGCCATTCTTGTGGAACTTGATGGTCGCGTCTTCCGCGCGCTTGCGTCCTCTCATGACGACAGCTCCTCACATGGCAGCTCCTGGTCACCGTTGCGTGCTGGGTTCGCCTGCAGGTGGGCGACGGCCGCAGGCATGGCGATGCGGCCCTGCTGGGTGCGGCGGATGAGCCCGCTCTCCATCAGCACCGGCTCGATGATCGACTCGATCACGCCGCGCTCGATCCCGAGCTGCGCAGCGATCGTGGTCACGCCGACCGGTGCGCCGACGCGTTCGCACAGAACGCCGAGGTACGCGCGGTCCTGTGCATCGAGCCCGAGCGAGTCGATCCCGAGCGCGTCGAACGTGGCGTCGCAGATGTCGAGCGTCAGCTCTAGCTCGCCGGCCGACTCCATGAAGTCGCGACACGCACGGACGAGGCGGTTGGCGACGCGAGGCGTGCCGCGGCTCCGACGTCCGATCGCGTCGGCCTGGTCCTTGCCAAACACGGTCGTGCGGATGCCGAGGCGGTCCATCGTGCGCTTCGCGATGGTCGCGAGGTCTGGCACAGAGTAGTGCCCGAGGTTGAACGTGTATGAGAAGCGGTCACGAAGCGGACCCGTCAGGAGGTGCGCTCGCGTGGTGGCACCCACCAGCGTGAACGGCTGCAACGGGATGCGGAGCATGCGCTTGCCGGCGCTCATGTCCACCACGCCGTCCTCCATCGCGGTGTAGAGCAGCTCCTGCATCTTCTTGTCGAGCCCGTGGATCTCGTCCAGGAACAGTACGTCCTTCGGACCGAGCCCGGTGAGCATCGCGGTCAGCTCGCCCTTGTGCTCGATGGCCGGGCACACCGTGGCGGTGAGGCGCGAGCCCATCTCGGCCGCGACGATCTGCGCGAGCGTGGTCTTCCCACACCCAGGCATGCCGGCGAGCAAGAGGTGACCGCACGCGCGATCGTTGTGGCGAGCTGCCACCACCACGCGCCGCATCACGGCGAGGATGTCCTTCTGTCCTATGTACTCGTCGAACGATGATGGCCTGACGTCGTTGTCTTTCATGTTCTCTCCTTCGTTCTCGGGTGGCATCTCTTGAAGAAGATCGATCGCCATCCATTGTCGGCACGCTCCATGTGCCAAGCTTCCCAACCCATCTCACCGTTGATGCGAAGTGTCTGGAAGTAGTTCTCACCGGGACCTAGGTTGACGTGGCTATACTCCCAGATCTTCATGGCCTTTCCTTCTTCACTTCATGCTCGCGCGACGGAGAGCGGCCACGGTCCACGCCTCGACCGTGGCGCGCTCGTTGGCAACGCACGCGTCTGTCGCGGTGACCGCCACGACCTTCTTGTAGCCGGACCGGCAGAGCGCCGCGACGACGTCGTCGCGGTCCGGATCTGGCAGCGGGTCAGGCTCGAATCGTCGGGTGCGCTGCTCGTGCTTCGGTAGCGACACGAACGCCGGCATTGCAGGCTTCACGCTGGTCACGGTGTCATGTCCATAGGACATCTTGATGTCGCGCTTGGTGATGTGACTGGTGCGGTAGTCGCGAACACTCTCGCGGAGGCCGCGCAGCGCGTAGCCGATCACGGTGCCAACCGTGACACCCGCGCTTGCACCGAGGATGAGTGCATCGATCTCTGGTTGATTCACTTGGAGACTCCTTGGCGGATGAGGTAGCGGAGCGCGCAACGGTCGGTGTGCGCGCGGCACACGGCGAGCTTCCAGTCACTCCAGTAGAACGACGTGTTCTTCGCTCGCGTGTTCTCGCGGGTATGTTGTGCTGGCAGCAGGAGGAGAGCGCAGAATGCACACTCCACAGCCTGGAACGCGACGTGGACATTGATGGGTTTGTAGACTCGGTGGCTGATCATGCGGTGGTCGTCCGTCATGTCACCCTTGAGGATGCTCGCGTTGAGCTTCTTCTCAGTCTCAGAGATGAGAAAGAACCCGCGCGCGTGCTGCCACGCGACGCCACCATCTGACAGCCAGCCGCGTTGACGCGACTTCGTGTAGAGGAGGACCTCATGGTGGCGGCGGAGCCGGTTCTCCGCCGCGAACTTGCACACCTCGCGCAGATCAGTGATCTGCTCCGGCAGCATCGCGCGCACCTTCAGGTCATGCTCGATGAGCACATCCCACAGCACTAGGGCACGCGCGTACATCGATGCTGGTGACACGACTGACTCCGCAGGCGCGGTCTTCACCTCGACGTCGTCGATGGTCGCTGTGACTAGCACGTTAGTTGGCCTCCGGATCGATCGGCTTGGGCGCGTCTGCGGTGACGTCGTTCGTGCTCGCGTGTGCACGCTCGCGCTCCTCAGCCGCGGCCCTCATGAGATCGTCGATCGCGATGAACGCCTGAGCGAGGAGCTTCCCCATCTTGGCGATCTGGTGACGACGGTTGTCGACGCTCTCGCCGGGCGTAAGCGGAGTCTTGTCGATGTCGGCGAGCTTGAGGATGCGGTCGCTCATCTCTCGCGCCTGTCCGACTGCGGCGGAGAACAGCTCATCGATGGTGAACGTGATGTTGATGGTCGGCATGGCTAGGTGACCTCCTTCTTGAGCGACGCGAGCGCTCTGTTGATGTGGTCCACGATCGTCTCGATCACAGCGTGGTACACGGGCGCCATGTGCTCACGTGGGTCGATCTGCTGTCGTCCCGCGGTCGTCAGCGTGAGGCGGTGGTTGATGTCCGCGATGATCTGCTTGGCGTCGATCACGTGACCTCCGTGTAGACGAGTTTGCGTTGCGGTTTGGGCTGCCAGTGCTGCTTCGTGCACTGGAACATCGGCACGTCGCACTCGTTGCACCACCCGCACATCCAGTGCAGGAGCTGTCCGCGCTTCGGACAGTCGATGCGGTCCTGGCAGTCGCAGCAACCCTTCGGACGCTGACACCACTTGCAGGTCATGGTGCGCACCCGTGCCACAGGATGTTGAGATCGGCGTCGTAGTCGCAGCACCCGCGCCAGCCGTTCCACACCACGGTGCTCACGCACATGAAGTTGTCGGCCATGCACGCGCCGCCGGCTTGCTGGTAGCGCGCGTCCGGGACGCACGCCGCGTCGCACGTGGTTACGTGGTCAGTGATCTTGCACGCGACTGGCTCGTACGGGTTCGGGTCCGTGCACGCGACGAGGAGCGATAGCAGGGTGGTGCGCATCAGCGATCCTTTCGAGAGTAGTCGCGAGTCTTGACAGGCTTTACGGTGAGAGCTGCGTACGCTGTCCACCCGCGCTTGATGCGGTCAGCGATCGTCTTCTTGCCGATACCTGTGATGCGAGCCCACTCCGATATGCAGTGAGTTTGACCTTGCAACGTGAGACTCACGTTGCGGCTGGTGTTCTGATTCTGCTCGGTGCGGGTTGCCCATCGCACGTTGCCTGGCTTGTAGTTGCCATCCCGATCTGGGTAGCGATCGATCGAGTACATCAGTGACCTTTATTCCACGTTTTTCCTTGATCGTGGCTGTGGGTGCCTGCGGCGACCGCGGCCGGGTTGACCTTGCGGCCCTGCGAGACTTCCGCCTTCGCGATGGCCTGGCGCAGAGCCCACGAGTTGCTCGCGGTGAGCGTGCGCACCGCGCAGACGTCCGTGACTCCGTTGCGGTCGTCGGGCTTCCAGCCCTGGAAGGCGACGGCTCCGTTGGGGCCGATCACGACCTTCGCCTGGCCCTGGGTGAGCGCGGCTTCGAGCTGGGTCAGGGCCTTATTGATGGTCTCCTTGCGCTGAGCCACCGTCTCGTTCTGCTTGAGCTGGGTATCGCACGGCATGGTTACTTGCTCCCTTCCGCCAGCTCGATGGCCGGCACGTTGACGGACTTGCTGGGAGCACACGTGGCATCGTTCGTCTCGATGTCGAGATCCGCGAAGCGCTGCGGCTGAACCGATGGCGACACTTCGCCGTCCGCGGTCGTCTCGCCGCTCATGTCCAGGAACGCGATGCGCGCGCTCTCGATCTGACCACGCTGGATGTCCATGAGCACCACCGAGCGGTCCTCACCCTCCGTCTCGATGCGCTTGACGATCTGGCGTGCCGCCTTGCGAGCTTGCTCGATCGCGCCGTTGATCTTCGTCTGCGCGCTCTCGCTGAGCATGCTGCTCATCTCTCGCGCGCGGTTCGCGGCGTCGCGGATGGCCTTGGGATCGAAGTTCTTGATCCCGGCGTCCATCTTCACAGTCAGCTCTGCGATCTCCTGGGTAATGGCGCGTGCCGCCTCGGCGTCATCGCTGGCGACGCGACCCTTGAGCACGTAGATCCCGACGCGCGTGTGCTGCGCGTTCTCGTTGTGATTGTCCACGAGCTGGCGTGCTGCCTTGACCGCTGCATCGAGTGCGCCCTCCTGCTCATTCGGGCAGAGCAGTCCGAACGTGGTGGCGCTGCACACGCGGCGGATGAGGGAGAGCGCGTTCGAGCGGCACTTCGTGGCGCGCTCGTGCTCCTCCTTGTCCTCGATGACTCGCGTGGTCTCCCAGCGCGTCACCTCGGCATCATCGGCCGGAGGCTTGCCGGTTTCGAGGTCGATGCGCTGGTAGCTCACGCCACCCACGACGGTGGACTTGACGTTGACGAGGAGGCCGGGGCGGATGGTGGATGCATTGCTCATGTTCAGGGTCTCCGATTCAGGTTGTAGTGTAGCGGTTCACGTTGACGTTGTCAACAATAATCAAGACACGGTGCACCGCTCGCCGCATGAGGCGAGTGCCGGGCGGTCCCGACGGCGCTGTCTACTACAGATCGAGCGAGCGCACTGCATTCGGGTCGACCTTCTCGGGCAGGCTGGCAGGGCGAGCCCGACCCTTCGCCCACTCGCGCAGCGCCGTGATGCGCTCGCTTGCGGTCTTAGAAAGCGGCACCACGCTCGCCGCGGCGGTCTTCAGGTCATCCGTGGTGAGGGCACGTTCCTCGTCCGCGAACGCGGTGAAGAGGGCATCCGGCACGAGCGCCGCGATCTCCGCACCCACGAAACCATCCGTGGTGCGCGCGATCTCCATCATGTCGATCCCGTTCGCGGTGCGCCCGTGACTCACGAGCGTAGCCGCGAGGATCTCGACGCGCTCACTCTGGGTAGGAAGGTCCACGAAGAACAACTCATCGAAGCGGCCCTTGCGGAGAAGCTCGGGCGGCAACGCACGCACGTCGTTAGCGGTCGCCACCAGGAACACCGGAGCGGTGTGCTCCTGCATCCAGGAGAGCAGCGTGCCGAGCGCATCAGCCGCCACACCACCGTCACCCTGCGGACCGCTGGCGCCGGCAAGCGCCTTCTCGATCTCGTCGATCCAGAGCACGCACGGCGCGACCGTCTCCGCGAGCTTGAGCACGCGGCGGATGTTCGTCTCGCTGTCGCCCACGAACTTGGAGCGCGTGCCACCGATATCGAACCGCAGGAGCGGCATCCCGAACACAGTTGCCACGCACTTGGCCGTGAGGCTCTTTCCCGTGCCCGGAGGACCCACGAGCAGCACGCCTTTGGGCGATGGGAGCCCGTACTCGCGCGCGCGCTTGGAGAACGCGCTGCGACGCTTGAGGCACCATGACTTCAGCTCACCGTTGCCGCCGATGGCGTCGAGTCCACGTGGGTCCGCGTCGTACCAGGTGACGCCCGGGATCCCGCTGATCACGCGCTTCTTCTCGCCGGCCACGAGCACCGGGTCGATGGTCTTTGAGGTGACGAGCGAGCGCGCGTAGCAGTTCGCGATCTCGTCTGCCGTGAGACCTACCGCCGAGTCGATCGCCTTGTCGCGCTCGCCGTTCGGAGCGGCGTTCTCGCGGATCTCCTTGGGCAGCGCTGAGAGCACGTCGTCGAGGATGCGTGCGACCTCGGCACGCTCCGGGATTGGGTACTCGATCACCGTGGCCGTGGGCAACTCGGGTGGCACCTCGCTGCTCGGCGTGAGGATGATGATCGCGCGCGCCTCGTTCGCTGCCGCGACCTGTAGATCACGCGCGAGGCTGCGCACCGTGCGGAGAACGACCGGATCGAACCACTTGTGGAGATCGCGCAGCACGTATACGAAGCGTGTTTTGTTGCTGCGGATGTATGCGAGGATCGCGCTCGGGTCGTTCAGGCTCCGCTCGACGGTGTTACCCAACGCGTCGGTGAGTCCCGTGGCGCAATCCCAGTAGCGCACCTCGTACTTGGCACCGGCTGCCGCATCGATGAGCGCGCGCTCCACGCGCAGTTCCTCGCGAGATGTGATCCACAGGAGCGTGTGGCGCGCGCGCAGTAGCGCTGTGATGTCCTTGTTGACTGATTCGGCATTCATCTTCGAGACCTCCGGTTCAGGATGGGTTCAGGTTCTACGTAGGAGCTTAATCGCTAGTGGTGACGTTGTCAACACTAACTGTTGAGCCACTACTGATGCTCACGCGTCAGGGTGAGAGGGTCGACCTCGAAGAGAGGATGCCTCCCATCGATCTCGAAGATCGCGCGGTTCAGCTCGTGCCGCACGACCATCACACCCGTGGTGCTCGCGTAGTTGCTAACGACGATCACCCACGGGCCTGGCATCTTCATGCCGACACGCTGGTTCCAGCGTTCGCAGAGTTGAACGCGAGAGCCACGCGCGTACGTGCCTAGCGTGTATTTCGACCACTGTCGTGGTGTGCTCATTTGATTCTCTTGGTCTCGCGCAACCATGCCCACACATCGCCTGCGTTGCCCGTGAACACGACACGATCATCGGCATCGAGCACGTCGTGCTTGTGGAGACCGTTTGGTTGCTGCGACGATTTGTGAGTGAAACCGAGCACGCCGAGCACGCGATTCAGTGGCATGTCGCCGACGTCGAGTGGTTTGCGCTTCACGGGTGCACACGCTTCCCGTAGCGATCGAGCATTTCCCATCGTCCGTCGATCAGCTCCTCGATCTGGATCCGCTCATCGCTGTAGGCTTTGTTGTTGCCGTCGTAGTCGTGGATGCTCATGCGCGAGCACCACACGCGGTAGCGTTCGGACTCGTACTTCAGATCGCTGTCTTGCCCGGATGACAACGTCGGCAGCGCTTGCAACTCTTGGATCGTGAGTTGATACAACTCGCTGAACGTGGCATCGATCGGGATGCTGACAGTGTGTGTGCGGGTGACTCGCATGGCCTAGACGTACTCCGCAAGCTCGCGACCCACGAGCGCGCGCACCACTTCGCGAGAGTCGACGTGGAGAACCGTGTCCGGGTAGTACCCAACCACGTCGGTGGTCTCGTCGCAGGAACAATCGCCGTGCCAGTGGGGTTCCGTGTCGCCGATGACTTCGTCGATCTCCACGTCGATGTAGAGATCGCTCACCTCGATCGCCTTGCTGATCATGTCGACGGCAGCGCTGAATCCGGGATAGTCGGACTCCTCGCTCGCGCCGCTCGGGCCTTCGTAGAGATCCCACGTGGCGAGCCGGATCAGCTCCTGGGTGTGGTCGTCGAGCGCGACGTGTTCGCGGATTGCATCGATCTGAGATTGCGTCAGCATGTGTAGCTCCGTGTTCAGGGTTGGTTCAGGGTTCAAGCGTTCGTGAACTAGCTCGCGACTCGACGCGAGAGACGGCGGACCGTTCAACGCTTTGAGATCGGAAAGTCTGGGTTGCCTGCTTTGCTGATACCGCTCGGAACCTGTAGCTTGCTGGCTTCCGCTGCGCGTGCGATTGCGTCGTGCCGCAGGTCGATGCTCACCCACCGGCCATCGAGGAAATGCACGCGTTCGCTCAACGCTTGCGTGT